CAAGATTGAGGACAATGTTAGAACTGACCTCAACAATGGTCCTAACAACAAAACATTGCGCTCAAGCTTTGTTAACAATACATACACTGTACCAACTACAGATCTTGGTAATATACCAAGTCGTCAGAGCCTTAGTGAACTACTCAAACCCAGAGCTGACAATGGTGATGACGGTGGCAATTTGCCGCCAAATCCAAGACCCCCAGGAAGATAATAAATGCAACAGTTCTTTTATGACGAACAGATACGAAGATTCTTGTTACAGTTTACAAGAATCTTTTCAAACTTTCAAGTAGAATACGGTCGAGATGCCGCTGGGGCTCCTACTTTGTTACGTGTGCCAGTGAGATATGGTGACTCCACTCGTCAAGTACAAACGGTTCTACAACAAAACTCATCTAGTAGTTTGCCCAGCACACCATTGATAACATTTTATATCAATGGCATGGAATACGATCGTCCGCGAATGCAGGATCCTTACTTTGTTAGCAATATTCAAGTTCGACAAAGATCGTATGACCCTGATTCAGAAACATACGAGACCTCACAGGGCAATGCATTCACGATTGAACGCTTGATGCCAGTTCCTTACAAAATGGGTATCAATTGCGATATCTGGACCAGCAACACCAATCAAAAATTTCAATTGTTTGAGCAAATTTCTACGCTGTTTAACCCTGCACTTGAAGTACAAAGCACCGATAATTATCTTGACTGGACCAGTTTGAGTGTGGTTGAACTAGATCAAGTCACATGGTCCAGTCGATCAATCCCAGTAGGAACTGATGATCCCATAGACATCATGACCATGAGATTTAGTTTGCCAATCTGGATATCAAGTCCAGCCAAGGTTAAAAAGCTGGGTGTGATTGAACGTATTATTGCATCCATCCATGACAGCAACGGTGATGCTGTTAATGCTATTGCCAACAATGATTTGTTACTGGGTACTAGACAGGCTTTTACGCCGTTTGGATATCAGGTGCTGTTGATTGGGAACAAACTGCAAGCATTAAAAGTATCTGCTGTGGTCAATCCAACCAATGCCAGTGTACAGCCACCAGTTAGTCCCCCTAGCAACGAGTTCTGGGGAGCCATTGCTGGCATGTACGGAGTATTGAGACCTGGTATTAGTCAAATACGACTTACCAATCCCTGGGATACTACTACCGAGATTATTGGTCATGTGACATTTGATCCAACTGATGATAGATTTATGTTGTTTGACGTTGACACAGACACAATTCCACAAAATACATTACCGGCTATAAATGCTGTGATTGATCCATTGCTGAGTGGCCCAGGTAGTGGTCTTCCCAATGCTTCAACAGGACAACGATATCTTGTGTTGAATGCCATTGGCGATCTAGACAATCCTGTTCCAGCCTTGGCCTGGGGTGACTTGGTTGCCGAAGCCAACGACATAGTCGAATTTGACGGATCCTCTTGGGTGGTTGCATTTGCAGCCGGAGTACATTACAATAACATACAATTTGTAACAAACATCACAACTGGTCTTCAATACCGTTGGACTGGTCAAGAGTGGGTCAAGAGTTACGAAGGTTTATATCCAGGTGGCGAGTGGACATTGGTATTATGAATGCAGTTGGTGTATGGTTTTATAGTCTTGATACACAAAGATATCTTTATTTGATGCGAAATGACGCCAAGTATCCAATGACTTGGGGACTAGCTGGTGGTAAAGTTGAATCAGGAGAAAGTTTGCTTGACGCAATCAATAGAGAGTGTCGGGAAGAACTGGGATCAATGCCCAACTATGTGCGGTTGGTGCCAATTGAACAATTCACCAGTCAAGACAATAACTTTGTGTATCACACATTTTTCTGTTGTGTTGAGCACGAGTTCCAACCTTGCTTGAATCACGAACACCTAGGGTACGCTTGGATTGACACTACAGCATGGCCCAAGCCCATGCATCCTGGCCTTTGGAACACTGTGAATTTTGATGTTGTTATGAACAAAATTGATCTAGTCAGAGATCAAATGCGACCCACGATTGCCTCAATTACACCAGGTTCTTGACTATTGTAACTTCCCAAGGCCTTGCCAATAACACAACCTGGTTGATAACTGTCACGATCTAACGCAGTTGCAATGCCATGCTGCCTACTTGCTACCAGCAAGTCTCCTGGATTGATAGATCCAACTACTCGAACAGGTACTCGACCCAACAAGGCCACCACAGCAACAAAGTTTCCACCTAGGCCTGAATTCATGACATAGGCTGGCTTATCGCTAACAGTGCCAATTACATCAGATCCATGATAGGTTTTAGATGCAGTTACTTCACTGGCTCCGCCAATCGACAACACTGTGCCAACAGGATAGTCATCATCTGCTAGATATTTTTCAGCGACGTCAGCGTACTGGGCTGAAGTTGATTTGGCAAAAACTGTATTGAAAAATCCGCCCACTGTGCCAATGTTGCCCACGCCGTTGGCCTGACCATTACGTATGTCTTTGTTGGCCACAATAACACCTGTTCCGTTTGGACTCAAAGCGATGTTACCATTGGATCCAGAAATCAATTCCAAGACACCTGTGTCAACAATTGATCCAGTTACGTTTAAGTTGCCGCCACTGACGTTACCAGTAGCTGAAACCACCCCAGTTACAGTAACACCAGTTGTGGCAAACACAGCCACGTTCGACGTGCCACCTACGCTGATGTTGGCGCTGCCGCCAGAAGTTCCCACGTTAACTTCGGTTGTACCGTTGAAAATTCTGCTTGAACTGATACCAGTGAGTGTACTTGCGTTACCAAATAGAAATGCGCCGGTAACGTTGCCCGAAGCTGATACACCTGTTGTGCCGTCTAAAATTAATGGCATTTTGTTTTTTCCTTGTTAAAGTATTTAGTTTAGATCCAGTTACATATAAATGTAAGAACTTGACGAGTCTGGAACTGTTAAACTTGCTCCGTTAGCTATGGTAATTGGCCCAACTAACATGGCATTGACACTTGCGGGCAGTGAAATATTTAACGAAATAGTTTTTGGATTTGCAAATCCACCAACCAGTGTTAACGACCCAGTAGTAAAGGTTGCAATGTTTGCAAGTCCAGCCACAGTAACTGTAACGTTACTGTTAGCGGGTTGTATCTGAACATTTGAGTTACCATTTTCAATTTTTGATACCGAAACCGCCGCACTAATTCCTGTCAAAAACGCACCATTGCCCACAAAAAAGTTGGAGGTTGTGATATTACCAGTTGCTGACGCAACACCAGCTGTGATTAAATTACCACCAGTGACGTTGCCTGAAGAAGAAATGCTTGTCAATGTGCCAACACTTGTGATGTTAGGTTGTGCGGCTGTGGTTACTGTACCTGCTGTGGTGGCTGCTCCAGTTAACGCACCAACGAATGTGGTTGACGTTACACTGGTCAAACCAGCCACTGTGGTTACTGTGCTACCCAATGTGAGTGCTGTTGAGCCTAGTGTCACTGCGGCATTAGCCAGTCGTGCTTGTGCCAAAGTACCCGAACTGATATTAGTGGCACTGATACTGGTAACGTTGGCCCCAGATCCATTTAAGATTCCAACAAAGTTGCCACCTGTGATGTTACCTGACACACTTAAACTACCCAAAGTTCCCACGCTAGTAATATTTGTTTGTGCGGCAGTTGATAATGTACCTGTTAGTGTAGTTGCCACCACTGTTGCGGCACCCAGATTGCCCACATTGGCATTGCCGGTGGCATTGAGTGTGCCTGCAATATTGGCACCTGTGGTTGTGGCCACCAACACATTGGTTCCATTGGGTGCCAGGCTAACGTTGCCACTTGCACCAGTGATAATTGTCAATGCTCCAGTGTCAACGATATTACCTGTGACATTCAAGTTTCCACCACTGACGTTACCAGTTGCTGTGATTAACCCGGCTGTGATTAAATTACCACCTGTGACATTACCCGAAGAAGAAATACTTGTCAGTGTACCAACACTTGTGATATTTGGTTGTGCCGCTGTGGTCACAGTGCCAGCTGTGGTGGCTGTTGGAACTGTGCCAGTAACGCTGACTGTGACTGCACCAGTTGCGGCGCTGACTGCAATATTTGTGCCTGCTACAACACTGGTCACTCCAGAGTTGGTGAAAGTAACTGCGCCTGTTGCCGCACTTACAGAAATACCAGTACCTGCCACAGCTGACCCAACACCTCCGTGTGTGTGGTCTTCTCTGGCATATTTTAAACTTGTGCCAACTGCGGCTGTGCCAATTGTTACTGGAGTTAGCACACCAGCCTGGCCCACCACAAATGCTGTGGTTGCAGCCTGTGTTGTGTTGGTGTTGGCAGTTGCTGTTGGAATTGCCAAGTTACCAGCTGTGGTTATATTACCACCTGTGATGTTGCCAGACACACTCAAACTGCCCAGAGTGCCAACACTAGTAATGTTAGTTTGTGCGGCTGTGGTTAAAGTACCCACAATGCTAGTACCTGATAAATTACCGCCACTGATGTTGCCAGTGACACTCAATGATCCCAATGTACCCAATGAAGTAATATTGGTCTGTGCCGCAGTGGTCAACGTACCCACAATATTTGTGCCACTTATATTACCGCCGGTGATGTTGCCAGTAGCTGTAATTAATCCAGCAGTGGTTAAGTTGCCACCAGTTACATTGCCAGTTACACTCACAGTGGTTCCTGTGTGAGTTGTGGCATTGACATTGGCACCACCCAAGATATTGCCACCTGTGATGTTGCCTGTAACACTTAAACTACCCAATGTACCCACCGAAGTGATATTGGTTTGTGCGGCTGTGGTCAATGTTCCCACAATGTTTGTGCTACTTAGATTGCCCGAAGTGATATTACCAGTCACTGCCAAACTGCCCAATGTACCCACCGAAGTGATATTGGTTTGTGCCGCAGTTGATAACGTACCTGTTAGTGTGGTAGCCGCCACTGTTGCGGCACCTAAATTACCCACGTTGGCATTACCGGTGGCGTTGAGTGTACCTGTGATATTAGCACCAGTAGTAGTTGCAACCAATACATTTGTGCTATTGGGTGCCAAACTAACGTTGCCACTTGCGCCTGTGATAATTGTCAATGCACCTGTGTCAACAATATTACCTGTTACATTCAAGTTTCCGCCACTGACGTTACCAGTTGCTGTGATTAGCCCGGCTGTGATTAAATTACCACCAGTAATGTTACCAGTGCCAGCTGTGACGTTACCAACAATTGACACTGTTGTTGCCGCTAG